TTTGTTTCAAGAACTGGTTTTCTCCACTGGTTGATAGGTGTCTGAGACTTAATAACGTAAGAGAAGTTCTGATAGAAGTAACTATCTTGAATTTTCTGAACAATTTCAGAAGGTTTACCAACGTCATCAATAAATTGACCTGGTGTATTGGTTAGAGATGCAATTTCAAGTGTACCTCTTGCAATAGAAAGATTATCAATCAAACCAGATGCACGAGAAACTTCACCAGTTACACGTTCACCAGAAGTCCATACACCATCATAGTTCTCAAGTTTAAGGATTCTAGGTCCGATCTGCCAACCTTCGTTAGTAGAAACATAACCAGTAGCAGATGCAAGTTCAAGAGATGAACCTTGATAAACAAGTTCACCTGCAAGGAATCTGGAAGTTTCAACGATAGCAGTTGCTTGACCACCAAATACTTCAGTTAGAAGTACCTGTCTACCTTCACCTTGTGTCAAGAATGTGATATAAGAACCAGATTCAGCATCTAATTGTGTTAGAGAGATACGTAACTGGTCAGATTCAAGACCATTTGCTTGACCTGCAATAGCATAGTAAGTCTGAGAAGAAGATAGACTGACCAAACCTGCTGAACTAGGTTTTGGAAGAATACCTATGGTTGATCCAAGATCCTCTGCTCTTAACTGTACTTCTGCTCCACTTGTAATACCGTGTGGGAAGTTAAACTGTAGATATCCTAAATCAACGTTAACAACGTAGTTAAATTCTGATTTAAGTGTAACTGTTGGTTCAGAACTGTATCCTGCACCTGGATCTTTAATAATGATCTCAGAAAGTCTATTGTTCTTAACAATCGCTTCAGCAGAAGCACCTGATCCACCACCACCTTCGATTACAACAGCAGGTGTTGATGTATAACCAGAACCTGGATCAGTTATCTTAATTTGTGCTAGTAAAGCGGTATTAAACAGCTGAAGGTTCACAGGGAATGTTATTTCAGGTTTTAGTGTGTAATCGTGAGAATAACCGAAACCAAATTCATTGTTCTTAAGTTTCTTGATCTTACCGATTGACTTACCTTGTAAGAACACAGATGCACCTGATCCTTCATCAGGAATCACAACATCTAATACAGCACCAGAACCTGCAAGAAGAGGTCCTAGGATACCTGGTATAGCATCTACATCAATAGCAGCAGTCTTATAACCTTTACCTGCTGAGGTTAGAGTAACATCAGTGATAACACCTTCAAAGTCTCCATCATCAGTAACTGTAATGTTACAAGTAGCACCTTCACCGTCTCCTTCGATAGGAACATTATAATAAACACCGTTTACATATTCAGTACCACCATTTGTGATTCTAACCTTCTCAATTTCTCTGTTAGAAGCAATATCAGTAACAATAGGTAGTTTCTGATAGAATCCACCTGGGTTTACCAGTTTAATAGTGGAAATAGGTCCGATGGCTTTAATGGATGTCGTTGAGTAAGTAGAACGAGCATTACCAAATTCATCATTACCAACAGGACCAGTTGTTTTTTCTGGTTCATTTAATAATTGGAAATCGAATGTCTTACCTGCGTTACTTGTACCACTAATTCTAAATGTACCTGCATAGGGTGATGGTATAACGTCAATGAACGATCCTTCACCAACAGGAGAGTTTGCACCTGTTCTTGAAGGGTCAAAGTAGTATGAAATGTTAGTAACGTCTTCATTGATGATAAATTTAACCAATGGAGTTGGAGAATCATCATCAGTGAAACCTGGTGTACCTTCTCTAACGATGTTAATGAAGGGATATTCTAGTTTATACTGATTATCTTTAGAGAATGATAGGAAATAACCTAAGTTAGAACTGTCATCAAGGTCAAAGATGTACTGATGACCTCTAACAAAGAGGAATTTAGGATGTTTAGCGTAAATATTGACATTAACTACTGAAGAACCACTACCAGCAAAGGTTGGTTCCTGTACAGCAGTGCTTCTCATACGGAATGAGTAGTCTCTTGAGTTAAATACCTCTTCTACGAAGAATGAACCGTTATAATCGTTTGTTGCAAAGTTTTCAGTGAATATAATGTCATTTACTGAGAAGTTATGTCTACTAGAAGCAGAACAGTATACTAAATCAGTATTTGTTAGTGCACCACTAGGAATTACGTCCTTATCAAGTTTTGCAACCAAGGATATTTTCTTAACACCAAATAGTCCAGTGAAGGTTGCTATCTTACCAGTAGCATCAACAGAGAATTGTAGGTTGACAGCATCAGCATCAATGGTGTCTCCTTTAATAAAGTTGGAGTCATCATAGATTTCTTCAATCTTAATAGTGTAATCAGACGCTGAGAATGGTTTCCAAGACGCATATGTTGCTAATGTACTGTTATGATAAGAAGTATTTGCAAGATCTACAGCATATATGCCTGATACAGAGGTGTAAGCCCAGTTAATAGCACCATCAGAAACAACACCAGTTGTATGAGTAGGTGCGATTGTGCTAGAAACACCAGTTGTTTGAGCAGTATAGAGTTTTTTATCGTTATAAACTACATCTCCAACAGTGTAATTGAAGTTAGTTGCCCATTGTGGTTCTGTTTTTTCCTCTGTAAATGAGTATTCTAGTTCGTTTACGTCACCAGCAGTGGATTTTAGTAGTTTTGTGTTGTCAAATGTACCAATAATCTTACCAATCTTGACAGAACTAAGTCCAACTTCAACAATTTGACCATATGCACTGATTACATCAGAACCACCAATAACAGAATACTGTTGTAAAGTAGCACCTTTAGTAAATGTAGCAGGTTGATTGAAGTTTAGTGTCTTAACTAAGTCAATTTGTTGATATTTTGCATCCCTAAAGTAATATTTTGGAATAACAGTAGTTGTAAGGAGTAGTTTCTTTCCGCCAGGAGTAGGAATAGTTGCCGTTCTATTTGCATATGATTCGTCTGTAGATGTAACTGTGAATGTACCAGGTACGTGTTGTGCTATCACGTCACCATAGTCAAGGATTTGAATACCAGCAGGACCTATAGCCCAAGGATTCATCGTAACTGGTTGAGTATTGAATGTATAGGCACTTGTAGAAGCAAGAGTTATCTGATGTCCTGATTCTACACTATTAAGAGTAAATGATCCTAACTGTGTTTTATCTTTGTCAACCTTGTATAAGAAACCTTTACTGATACTATTAGAACCAAGAATCGGTGTATCGGGGGGAGTAAACGCTTCAACATACTTGGCGGTCGGTGAGATGACTATGTTGTCAATCCAACCAATCCAGTTATTGACTGAACCAGGTGTTCCATCAGGACCTACACTAGCATCTTTTAAATTAACATCAACTGTGGTACTTGTAAGGACTTGTGTCTCAATACCATTTACATAGAATCTGTATTTGTAATTACCAACTCCAACACGTTCTTTAGCAGCAGCAACGTGAATGAATGCTTCATTGTTAAAGACAGCAAAGTAAACAGATGCAGCAGAGAATGTGGTTGATCCAGAAATATCAATGAAAGTCTTACCGTAGTTTGGAGATGCTTGATCTGCATCAAGACCAAACTTAACAGTATTACCTGCAACGTCAGTAGATGTATAGAATATTGGTTTTGTATTAGCAGCAGAGTACTGAGTATTTCCTAGTGCCCAGAATCCCTCTAAAGTCCAACTGGTTGCTACATCTGATCCATACTGAAGTGCAAGAGAGTTAGCAGCATCTAACTTAATAGAAGATGCACCTGCAAACTTCTTAGTATCATCAATTACAGCATTACCAGTAGCATACCACTGTTTGTTTGTGCCAGTTTTTAAAGTGTCATTATATGTCTCATCAAATAAGTTATCAGCAGTATCCCAGTTAAAGATTGCAAGTTGGTCAGATTCAACTTTATTACCAACAATAATAGTATCACCTGAGTTATCATTAGATACTGCAACTGGTTTGAATCCAATACCACTTGTTTCTGTTAGAGATGAAGCAGTAATTACAGTACCTGTATTCCAACCAACCTTAAGAGTTACAGATTCAGCAGCATTGAAATCTCTCTGAACTGCACAAGATACATCAACATTACCAAAGATATCAAATTTAACACCACCATTCTCAACACCGTGATAATCACCAGTTGGAATAAAGATCTTATTATGAACTGTAGAAGTATAAACGTCGTTATCAAATTTTACATATAGAACACCATAATTTTTACCGTCACTATTAACAGCAGTAGCAGTTACATATACTGAACCATATTCATCAATAGTGAATGTTGGATTCTTGAACTTGTAAGAAGCATTAGTGATCTTCTTAGCCCACTGTAGTTCAATAGTAGCAGTATCATAATAAGTTTCACCAATGATAATATCAGAAGTGTTATCTGGTTCGTTAATACCAACAAAGAGGAATCTATCATTAGACTTCCACTGTAACTGATGTAATCTCTCACTAACTGAATCGGAAGCGATCTTACGCTTCTCCATAATTGATCCATCAACATCAAGTAAAGCAACCCACATATCGTCAGCATACAAACTGTTAGCGTCTGTATAACCACCGATCATTACTCTTCCATCTTGATCAAGAGCAATAGAAGTAGCATAGTCCCTTCTTGTAGCACCAGAAATACCTGCAATATCACGTTGCCACTGAAGAATACCATCAGGGTTGTTTGCATTATCAAATCCTGAAGTATATTTTGCAACGATAACGTCTGGGTTATGAGTTAGGTTAGTAATATTAGGAACAGTTTCACCAATAACGTAGATATTATGAGGATTGCTATTCTCGACATATAGTGAGTTCCATTTTAGTGACTTAGGTTGAGCATTTGGAACTGTAGGAACTAAGGTTCTTTGCCATAGTAAACGTCCATCGCTGTTAAACTTAGCAAGAACACCACAAGTGTCACCATCAGTTAGATCTCTTTGTCCAACAACGTAGATAGTACGATCATCAGCAACTTTAACGTCATTTATTGAAAGGATACCAGTTGCTTCTTGAATAAAGGATAAGAAGTAAGTTGCTTTCTTATATCTTTGTGGATGTGATACTCTGATCTGTGGAGGATTAGTATCACTATATCCAGAACCAGAGTTAATAATATCTGCTTGTGAAACACCACCTGCTTCAGTCCTGACCAAATTAAGTTGGAAATCTTGTCCTGAATCAGTAATCAACTCATAAGTTGGAGGTAGTTCAGAAGAATAACCAACACCATTCTGTGTGATTGTTAATTGCTCAACACCAGAGATAACTTTAACTCTATATGTCTTATTAGTAGAATCTAGTATAGGATTACTGGTAACGATAACTTCATCACCAACACGCAATTCGTGCTCTGTAGGAGTAGTGATGCGACCAAATGGTACATCATTTGCCATATATGAAGAATAACCAGATATTGAAAGACCTTTTACGGAGTCAACTTTAGCAGAAGCACCAAATCCCTCTGTATCTGTATTATCGAAGTATAATTTATCATTTACCTTATAAGAGATACCAGGATTCTCAACCACAAATCCATCAACTTGAGCATCCTCAAATTTAGTCGTAGTTTCAATATCAATATCAACTTCAGATCTTGTAGATACTTTAGGATAGTAATCGAATAACTGAAGTACAGGTTCTTCAGCGATATTAATAGGTGTACTATCTTCTAAGTTATTAATAACACCATCACGGTTTATATCTTCAATTTCGAAGATAAGTTCTTCACCAAGTTCAGTTACAAGAATATCAGTGTCTTGGTTTGGTTGACGATCAATATCAATGTCAACATCTTCATATGGATCTCTAAATCTAACAACACCTGAAGGAATATTTGTTTGAACAGCGTTTTGACTGAAGTTCCACTCATCCGCTTTTGAATAGAGTTGAGGACCTGCAATATAGGGGAATATAGCATTACCTGAATCTGATGCGTCGATTGACACAAAGTATGCATATATTCCTTCAGGGAATTCAGGAGTCTTACAAAAACGACCATTGTATTGGTCTAAGTCACCATATTGGAAAGTATATTCGTAATCTTCAATAAATGAACCAGCTTCGTAATTAGACAACAGAGGTCCGTCTGCTCTTACTGGAGTTGGGTTAGTTGCAGCGTCATAGATTAAGACATCCTTAATCTTATAAGAGCTTCTAATACGACGAATACCAGAAGACTGGTCGGTAGCATCAATGTAACCATAAGGACCATAAATGGGGTTACCATCAAATGCCCATCCAAGTATCGGAGAATGAAGCCAACCAGTTGAAAGTTCTTGTAATTGTTGCGTCGATTGGTTTTTGAAGACATTATCGCCAAGAACGTAGCGGAGTTGCTTAGGATCGGATACGTGAGCATACTCACCACCATACTGAGTATTGTATCCTGCAAAGACGTAACCACGAGAAGTATCAAACTGTTGTCCTAACTCATTCTGAAGGTTACGAGTCCACTCAAAGACATTCGCAGTGAATGTCGCCATTTCACCGACTGCATCCAGTCTAATTATTGTATTACCTGTTGTATATCCTATACCTCTATTTACAACTGTAACCCCAATAACCTTACCTCTATCTTCACCAACTGTACCAATCGTAGCTTTTGCCACAGCACCATATCCATCTCCGTTGATTACAATCTCTGGTGCAGTAGTATATGCACGACCTGCTGCAATGATAGCGATTGAAACGATACGACCATTAATAATGATTGCTTGAGCAACAGCACCTTCACCAGAGTTCAACTTAATAGCAGGTGATTCAGTATAAGATGAACCTGCACTATCTACACTTACAGACTGAATAGGTCCTCGAACTTCAGCAGTTGCAGTTGCACCTGTACCATTTCCTCCAGAAATAGACACATCAGGTTGAGAAGTATATCCTTGACCTGGGTTTTCAACTAAGATCTTAGAAACTACACCGTTTGTAATAACAGCAGTAGCAGTTGCACCGAATCCGTTACCACCCACGATAGAAACAAGAGGACTAGAAGTATAACCAGTACCACCAGAAGTAACTTCAATCTCACTTAACGCTCCGTTTACAACAACACTAGCAGCAGCACCTGTACCATTTCCTCCACTAATCTCAATAACAGGAGGATTTGCTGCATCATATCCTTTTCCTACGTCTGTTATGTTTATTCCTATAACACCACCAAACTTAATCTTGGTTTCTGACTTATATGACCACGCAGATACACCATTAACCCACGCACCAATAGGTCCGAAGTTTGTATCTTCACGTTTGGAAATCGTATTAATGACTCTAGGAATACGAATTAGTTTACGTTGGTTACCTGGTAACAGTGCGGAACCAACGAAAGGTCCTACCTGATAGTTTGGAATACCAGATGACGCAATGTATGCGTGTGTATCGTTAAAGAATGTATTCTGTACGTTTGTAGTAAAATCTCTAATTGCAATGCTGATACCTTCTTCCGTAGACTTACCTTTATTCAAGTCAACAGATAAGAGGATATTACCTTGAGGATTTGCGTCAGCTGGTGCAGGTATGTTGTATTCAAATACAAAATCACTAATACGTGATGTAACTAGGAATGTACCGTTAAAGACAGTTGGGTTTGCACCGTAGATAGTAACTGTGTCTCCAACCAACAAACCGTGTTTGTTATCACAAGTTACGGTTGCAGTTTGGTTATTAAGACCACCTGGTGTAATTCCAGTAACATTAATCAGTTTCTTAACGTTATACAACCAAGAAGTGATACGTTGATCTGTAGATGTAGAACCAAGAGATGCAACGTTTAGTTTGTCACCTGGTAAGTAATATGAACCAGTATCTGTCAATACGGTAGATTTTGCATCCGCAATACCTAGAACACGTAATTTGATCTCTTGTGCAGTACCACGGTTACAATATACGAAAATATCAGAGTGAACAGTAGTACCAGCATCCCAATCTTCTACCACACCATTCTTAGAACGTGTACACTCAATGAACTGGTTTAGTGTCTTTTCCTTATATTGTACTTGCTCAACGTCATTAATACGGATTGTACCGTTTCTTTCTGGCCAACCAATCGTAGAGTCAACAGTAATGATCGATTCTGAAGTATTAAGTGCTTCTACAAGAGTTGTTTTGTAAGGTATAGTAAATGTACCTTGTAATGTTTCCTCAGATATAGCAAGTTCATATACAGTTCCTACACCAGTATTGATAGCAATAACGTTCTCAATTAGTGCAGATGCACCTTTTACAGCAGTATCTACATCATCCACATACTGAATTAACTGTGAATCTAGTAAATCTGCGGGAGAACCTTCAATAAGATCTGCACGAAGGACTGTATCTACGTTCCAAGATGCAGCAGATGGTTTAATAACCTCATCTTTTGGATAAGATACATCCACATTCTCGGAGAACAGCATCTTGAACAGGTACTGTGTAGAGATCTTCGTACCCTTAGATGCGTAAAAATCCGATATAGTTTTAATAATCTGCGGAGCATTTACCTTTTCATAGTCAATTTCCGCATTAGGAAGATATTGATTTACGTACCTTCTGTATAATTCCTTAGCAAATAGTGTATCGAGGTTATGAATAACTCCTCCAACCTCGTGTGAGGACTGAATTGTATCGTGTTCTTTACTGTATACTTGATTTCCTTTTTGATCAAATTCAGTTGTGCTAGAAACACCACGCTTACAATTAACGAATGCAGAAGGTTGATATCCAGAACCTGCACTGTGGATTGTAAATCCAGTAATTTCTCCAAAACCAACGTCACAAGACGCTTCAGGTGCAGGTGGAGCAGCAATAAAAACTTGAGGAGGTTCTGCATCTGAGTATCCACTTCCAAAACTGGTTATATTGATATCAGTAATCTCTCCGTTGAATATGGTTGCAACAGCAGTTGCTCCTGTACCACCAGCAGGTGCACCAGTAATATCCTTCCTATTATCAACGATGTATACAGATGGAGCGTCTGTGTAACCTGCACCACCAGTTAATAGTTCAATATTAGTAACTCTACCAGCAGTTACACTGACATCAAGTATCTGTGCACCTACAGGATCAATAATACGTGCTCTAGGAACGCTAGTGTAACCTTGCCCACCTGAAACGACGTTAATACCATTAACACGTCCGAATGCATCAAGTGTTGCAACAACGTTAGCTCTTATGGCATTGTCACCTGTTGGAAGATCCAAATACACAAGAGGAGCAGTAGTATATCCTGAACCATCATCTGTAATTTGAATAGAACCAGGATCGACTGAACCGTTGGTTATCGTGGGGTTAGTAATGGTTGCACCACCAGGATTCACAAATTTGATAGATGGGATCCTATCGTAACCACTTCCTGAACTGTCTACGATGAGTTGTGAGACCCCTTCGATTGAATCATCAACAACTGCCCTAATCTGAGCAGTTTTACCTTCAGGATCGGCAGGAGAGTCAACTACGACAACTGGAGGATTGTTAGCAGAGTAACCTTGTCCAGAAAATAGTAATTGAGTGTCCTTAATACCATTTACGAGTGCTTCCGCAGTTGCACCGAATCCAGTACCCTTAGTTGACGCAACACTGATCTTTGGAGCAAAACTTAGTCTATATCCACTACCACCAGTCTTAACAATAACCGAATCTAACTTCGCATCTTCAATTTTAGCGACTGCACTAGCACCACTACCAAATTCAGGTGCAATAAGTTCAACAGAACGTACAACAACAGTAGAATTTTCTCCAATGTCTTCTTTAAAGATAAGTTTGTCCTCAAAGATTGTAAAATCTTCATATGGACGTTTTTCTACTCTATTAACAACAACAATCGAAGATACAGTAGATAATGGAGTATAATTGTTCCCATCCAACTTCAACTGAAATTCTTTTGCATCTTGAGTGACATTAATAGTGTCAAGAGAACGTACAGGGATGCTTGTGTAACCAATTAGGTAACGAATGGTATTGATAGCACCTGTAAGGAGTCCTGTAGGGGTTTCTGGAGGGTTCTGAAGACGTATCTTGTCACCTTCAAGGAAATAGTCTACATTTGGGTATAGAAATTCATTATTTACAATAACTAGCAGATGTTGAGCACTTTGAGGAGTTACAGGTTTTCCAAGCAACCTTAGAGGAAATAGCGTTGTAGCACCATCAAACTGATCAGAAATTGGTTCGAATTCTTGGATTTTTCTGTCAAATTCTGCTTTGTCAACACCTGGTGTGAAAACAATGTCTGGAGAATGTGTAATTTTCTCGTAATAAATGACTTCATCATCGATTTTAATCGTACCATCATTTTCGAGGAAGTAATTTACATTTTCGGATATAATATTCTTCTGTGTTGGATCAACCCTTTCTAAAACAGCAGATGATGAAGATAAGAAATTAGGGTCAAACTCTCCCGAACCAATATCTGTATACCTCAAGATGTTGTTCAAAATGTCGTAAGGACGACCTGACTTCTCTTGTGATTTGTAGTATTGCGTTAGAAGATTAACGAACTGGTCATTATCTTCTTTGATGAATGCAGGAATCTGATCCTGCAACCTATCTGATATTGTAATAGCCTTCATCTTGTGTTTTTAGAGACTAGAAGCAAGAATTAAATTCTGGAACTTCGTATACAGTGGTTGGATAATCAATGATATTTATTGAACTTCCATCGAAGTTGATAGGAGTAAAGTCAAATGGGTCAAATGTCTTAGCATTTGTTGTATCAATCGTATAATCAATCGATTGAACAGTTGGGTTAAAGATAGCTGGATCTAAGCCAGGTCCTACGTCTATATTGCTAGATGCAGGTATCACGGTAATCGGAACTCTTGCAGTACCGTCGGGTGTACTAGCGATGTCTACAGGTCCTAGACATACCTGTCCAGACTTGTAATCTACAGTTCCCACATCCTTTTTCAATACAGTTTCTGTTTCATCAACTTTTGTAACCATAATTAAGTTTCCGTAACCGTCATCACGAATATTTACAGGAAGAAAAGCAGAAGTGTCATTTTCAATGAGGGATGCAGATGATATCTGATTACCATTTGTACTACCAGTTAGATTTAGCAGATTTTCTGTGTAACCAGTAGCATAAAATGTTCCACTCTTAACAGTTGAATACTTTGGCACACAAGCACCGCTATCAGTACCTGTTCCACCACCTCCGTGCTTATCTGCACCAGACAAGTCGTTAGGGTTAGCGATTTCATTACCAAAGTCAATACATTGAGTAAATGTTTGACCAAAGTTAAATCCTTCAACGTTCATACCCAATGTCATATGAGTCACATTACCACTAATAGAAGGATCTGATGAATCGATCATCGTTTGGTAAGCAGAGATATCAATACGACCATTAAATCGAGTTGATTCTGCTTGAGAGTTGTACTGATCGATAGCTCCAAGAACTTTAGACGCAATTTCATTATTTGATAGTGTAGTCTTATTACCGTCAAAGAATGCCCAAGTTTTTGGTCTAATAAAGAGGGTAATTGGGTCAACGATAACTGGTTCAATCGCAGCAATGGAATATTTTTGTAAATCTGTTCTGATTCTCTTTTTAGTCGTGGTATTAAGTAAAGCACCTGATTTTGTCCTAATTGAAATGTATACTTTTCCGTATACTGGAGGTTGTAAGCGTTCTCCACCGTAAGCAGTAACTGCTTTTGCCTGTGGATACACTTTTTTAGTAATGTATTCGTAATCTGACTCAGTAACAGCTCTGTTCTGACTGTTAAATGCTCTAGGAGCGTTAAATTTGATACTTAGGGTAGTCTCTAAGTCCTCACCATCTTGAGCACCGTCTACAGTCACTAGAGAGATGCTAGAGGTACTAACAAAACGTCCAGTTGAATCTACTACACGACCAATGAAGCTAAATCGCTTACATCCATTAGCAGCAGTTCCTTCTGTCTTCACATATTGAAGTTTAATAACCTCACCTGCAATTAGTTGACGACAAATGACTCCATCACCAAAAACTACGTTATATCTTTGGTCATCAGTCTCCTCAAGGAAGTATCCACGAGTAGTTCCGTCAACATCTACAATATTTTCTACTAAGTTGTAAGTATCGATCTCTTCAGACTGTGCGTTAGGTGAAATAGACACTTTTAGTAGATCAGTGTCAATATTTTCTGAAGGAATTAGATATGTTCTCTTCTTAACGTCATCTACAATGTATTCATAGTTTAAAGTGTTACCTTGATAGATAATAACTTGTTCGAATGTTGCAATTCCAGTACCTTGATCAACAGTAGCAGTAAGATCAGAAGGTAGAGTGAATGTATATCCTTGTCCAGCAGTTGTAGAAACAAATACATCACCTGCAAGCATAGTTACGCTGCTAGGATAGTCTGTACTTCCTCCTATGGTAGAAGTTTGCACTGCAAACCTTACGCACGCTTTAGGTGCCTTTACAGAGCGTGGTGTGTAGTTTAATTGTTTTGCAATTTTAACAACATTATCTCTAATCGTCGCAGATTCAAGAAATGCTTCATTCATCGCCATATTAGCGGTGAAAGATGCATAGTAAGTGTTATATGATAGAACATCTAAAAGATATGACGCAGCAGAACCATCAAAATCGTAATCTGTAAACTCATCTCTTGTTCTGAGGTACGATCTAATAGATTCTCTGATCTCTGTGAAATCTAGCGATGTTAAATTGGATGGGATTGCTGCCATTATACTTTCTCCAATAAGAAATCAACAGTTTGTACGAGTTTTTCTCCTACAATGGTGTAATCAACTTCCACTTCAAGTTCATTTGGGTCACCAGGTGTCATTCTTATCGCATTAACCTTGATTCGTGGTTCAAAAGTCTTCAATACGTTAAACATTTCTTCTTTAAGTTCCTCAGACATAAAAACATCATAAGGTTCAAAAAGCATTTGACGTAAACGAGATCCTTTTGTTGGTTGGAAAGGTCTCTCCCCAAAACCAGTGAGAATAAGGTTTTTCATCGCTTGCTTAATGGCATTTTCATTCTTCACAATAGAAAAATCCTCAGTATTGGGGTTTGCTTTCATCCCTATACTGAGGTCACGGAATTGACGTGATAAATTTCTTTCTGCGTTAAATCGATACGCCACTAAACGGTATTCTTGACTTTATATGTCTATTTAGTCACTTTCCTTGCCCTCGGTACTTCTTCTTTGCTTTGTTGCGTGAAGTTGCACTTAATTTAGTATGTTTACCCATCCCTTGACGAGTCTTTTTGGGTGTTGCTTCCTTAAGTGTATTCGTACTGGAATAAACTGCCATAGTAATTTTCTAACTGGTGTAATTATATCATATTGAGATTAACCTGCCAATACATTTGGACTTCCAAACGCAATAGCAGAGGAACACGGCCAAGATTTACCAGTTACACCAAAACCTAGAGGGTCTGTAAGACGACCTATAGGAATCTTAAACGCAAATACAGTAAATGTAGTTGCCCATAGTGTTCTTCCGTGTCCAACTCCCTTCATATCTTCTATAGTAAGTAAACTACAGTTGATAGGAGTAGGTATAATGCACATTGCCTTACCACAAGGGCACACATAGTTAATAATATTGGTTGTGATACTTCTGTGTGTGG